AAGCTAGAACGTGAAGCTGAGGGTTCGCATACCATTGCCGACATCAAAGCCCTCTTCCTCAAACAGCGCGGCATTTGCTTCTGCGGTGACGACCTCGGCACCAGCTACCACGTTGATCACAAGAAACCGTTATCGCGTGGCGGCTCGGACTGGCCGAAGAACCTTCAACTACTCTGCCCGCCATGCAACCACTCCAAGCACAACAAGACCATGACCGAGTGGCTCACAACAGGTTAGGCACCTGTTGGTCCACCGTTGTCTCGGTCCACGCCCTTTCTCTTAGTTCGATCAAGCGCGTCGGGTCGTAGGCGACGCGCACCCGATCACGCAGCGCCTGTGAAGTAACGACAGCGCGGTTGCTGCGATCAAAGTCCTGCAGTTGGACCGTGCTGGAAAAATAGTTGTCGTCGGTAGTGTAGCCTTCATCTGCAAACCAACTGAACACATCGTCGTCGGTGTGCAGGTCGATCATCAGGTCGGCGGTGTAGGCTGGCCACGAAACGTAATCGACGCCAACGAACGAGATGCCACCCGTGATGGTCCCGACAATTTCCGGGTCGTGCAGAAAGACTCGATCCGCCAGCAACCGAGCCGCGTCATATCCGGCGTCGGCGTAGAACACGATGGGGTCACCGTACAACGGATGGACGTTGAACAGTCCGGACGCCTGCGCGGCCAGATCGCCGAAGCCGTGAACCTCCAGAAGCCCGTTGTACAAATTGCTGGTCGAGGCCGTCAGCGTTCCCGATCCTTCGACCGGCGTGTCAGGCACCAGGATGTTGCGGCTGTCGCTCCAGTCCCCGACGAAGAAGAAGCTGTTGCCCCAACCGACATCGCTGTTGCGTTCGTAGCGAACGTCTATCGGATCAAGCCCCGGCACCACCGTGTCGAGGTGCAACTCCGATTTCTCGTGATCGTAGGTGGAGTCAAAGCGCAGCGTGACAAGCTGCGGCACGACATCCTCAGCGCACACATACTGGTCGTCATTTACGAAGTCCTCGGTAGTGAACGCAGGTCCAGCCTGACCGGGGATCGCCACGCGCTCGTAATCAATCGAGCCGACGCCCTCGATAGTCTTGGTGAACGTGTAAATCTGCAGCGGTTGATCGACGCCGTTCACTCTCAGAAACGCCTTGCGCCCGTACAGCGACGGGCCATCGTCCAGGCCGACGAAGTCGTTGACGCCACCGTCCTGCACGAACATCACATCCATGCCGTCCCAGCCCACGCCCTGATAGAACGTGATGCGCAGTTCCGGCATCAGGTGAATCCAGAAGTCGTACTGCTCCTTGCTCAGTGACGGCGAAGCGTAGAACGACTGCGGCGGACGAATTGCTTGCTGGATCGTGTAGCCCTGCGGCCCGACGAAGTCGCGCCCCGTGTAGTGCAGCGCCATCTCGATACCGGCATAAGTGCCGCGCAGACTCTTGTACTGCCACTGTATCGCCGTCCACTCACGCTGCGTGCTTTCGCTCCAGCCCTCCTCCCACAGGATCGTACCCATCCCGTAGGCGAGATAGGGCAGGTTGTTGTAGCTGATGCGGTAGGGATTCCACTGATCGCTGATGATCTCGGCGTAGGTGCCAATCAGCCGCTCGCCGTCAACGTCAGCCATCGCCTTTTCGAGCCCGCTGGCGGCTCGGTACAGCAGCTTGGCACCCGGTGCCTTGATGATGCCCTCTGTGACAATGTCACTCATAACTTGCGACCGGCCAGCGTGACGGTCAGGTTGGTGACTCTGATTACCCAGTCGAGCGGGATGTTCACATCATCTTCTGGTGACTCGATATCGACGTGATGCACGCCGCTGATCGCGCACGCCGCGTGGATCGCAGTGTGCGTGTGGTCATGACCGAGCCAGTACTGGCTATCGATCAGCTTCTGCAGGTTGCCTGTGATCGTGGTGATCGCCTGATCCGGTGCCGGTCCTGGATAGAGCCACACCCTGATAATGTACTCGACATCCTTGATCTTCGGCGGATTGACCGAGATCACGTCGGTTAATCCTTGCCGCGACAGCCCGTGGATGTAGGAGCGCGCATAAACCAACTGCTCCTGCGACGGCGATGGATTGACTGCGTCATCCAGCAAGCAGGTGATCAGGATCGTTGGATAGTAGTCGTGCTGCACCGAGCGGATCGCAGTGACATCACGCAACTCGGGGACAGCGGTCAGCGCCCAGAACTCATAAGCCTCTGCAGTGCCGTGCGGTGACAGCGTGTTCGGCGACAGCCAGATGCGCCGCCGGTAGCGGTCGTCGCTCTCACCCTCCAGGCGCGGGACTCCACCAGGATAGCGCGAGGCGACAGCATCAAGGTCGGTGCCGATGGCGTAGGCCAACGTGATCGAGCGCGCCGCCTGATTGACGCGGTCGCGCAGCATCAACTCGAAGTACGAGCAAGCCTCCTGGTTGATCTTGATCGGATCGAACTCAAGCGTCTCAACGTCGTACTGCGCCGCCGACGGCGGGTCGTACAGCGCCCACAACTCCTTGAACCGCCCCATGCGGTCGGCAAGGATTTGCTCAACATCGATCTTCTCCAGCACGATCATCTGCTGAAGGTTTGCAGGCAATAGAATCGAGATGCGCTCGGTCAAACGATCCGTGAGCGCCTGTCCCCCGTTCGCCATTTACAATGCACTCCCCGGCGGGATGGTTGGTGTTGTGCCGATGCCAAGCGGAGGAGCGCCGGAAACCAAACCGGGTCGCCGCTCCCACATGTTGTAGCCGCGCGAGACAAGGCCGACGGCGCGCCGCTGTTGCGGATCGTCGTTGCCGAGGTGGCCGCGCGGTCGATAAACGCCATCCATCGATGTAGTCAGATGGCCGGTGCGCAACTCCTCGGCGGACGTGAGCGATGAACCATCGGCGCGCCTGCCAACACGCACGCGCTGAATCCGATAGTTCGGCTCCCACAGGTCGATGCCGGTCGCAATCGCCCAGTAGAACCGCGCGATGGTGTTCTCCGTCGCGTTGTTGCCGAGCAGGTGCGGCACGAACGAGCCGCACCACCGACGCAGGACACGTTCGTGATAGCGCGTCGAGAAAATCAACAGCATCGACTGGATGACGTGATCCCACCCCGTCAGCACCTTTCCGCTGAAGCGATCCATGCCGATGCGGGTTGGACTCAGGACGACGTGGCCCAGCTTGAGGTCCGGCCACATCTCCAGGGTGGGATCGTAGATCACTGCCATCGCGATTAAGCCGGTGTCGCTGGCTTCGCTTCCGGCTTCTTCGGCGCTTTGTCTTTCTTGCGCGCCTTCTGCCGATCCTTCTTGCGCTGATTGATCCGCTCAGCCGACGGCGAGGACAGTGCAAACGACGGCGCGCCGGACTGAGTCCGCCTGCTGTATTTTGGCACGCGCTTCGGATCGTCGTCGGGGTTCTCGCTGCGCCCGCGCGTGTTCTGCGACAGCATCTTCTTCGACTTGTCGCTGAGCTTCGACACCGGCACGATGCCCATCATCCCCTGATCCATCCACCACTGAACCATCTGCGGCATCGCGAGGACGTGAAGGTTGTCGGTCTTGTCCTCCTTGATGACGCGGAGTCCACCAAGCTCGTCGCCCGCGTGAACGCTGGGGTCGTAAACGTAGAACTTCTGCAGGATCACATGCTTGCTTGCCATTGCCGTCTCTCCTGTTGATTGGTTTAAGCGTCGTCGTTCGGTATCGGGTCTTTCGACAGAATCGGCGGCTTCGACAAAATGATCTTGCCGTTCGTCACGACGACCCAATCGCTCTTGCTTCGTATCTTCGCGCCCGACTGATGGGCAGCAACGCGGTTGTCCTTGCCGACGCGGTGCGTGATGCCGCCCTTCGCGTTCATCCTGGTCTTCATCTTGGCCTTCGAGCCGCCGACGTGACCCTTTTTCTGTTGCTGCTGTCCGCCGCCAGATTGGCCAGATTGCTGCTGCTGCTTCTCTTCTGGTTGCAGCCACTGATCATGCCCCTCCTTGGTCTGCTTCGAGCGGTAGTCCTCAAGCTGATAGGACTCCTCGTTCTGACCTGAGCCATCGGCTTGCTCTGGCGTCTTGAAAGATTGGTTCGGCGCGTAGGGAGTGATCATGCCTTGCGCGAGATCACCGTTCGGGCAGAGCATCGATAGCGTCTGGCCCTTCTTGTAGAACCGCTGCTCAGTCGCGCCGCCGCGCATGTTGTTGGTGTTGAGCCACGGCGACAGGATTTCCTTTCCGTTCTTGTCTTTGCCGACCACCATTCGCAGCTTGGTACCCTTCACCTCGTGGACGGTGCCGACCTGAAACATGTCCGCCATCTGCCGACGCAAGCTGGAGATTTCCCGCATTAGCGTTTGATAGTCTTCGGCCATTAGAGTCCTCCCTTCCTGGACAAGCCGATTTTCATTTTACCGGACGAGCCGCTGATGATGTTTTTCGCAAGCTGACGAAGGGTGACATCAGCAGACAGCGGCGTTCGCATCTTCCCGGCCATGCGGCGGTTCTGATTGGTGCCGGACAGCGTCGTCATCTGCACCTGCAACCGCCTGCCTTTCTGAACGTGCGGCATGATGATGCAGCGGCAGTTTGGGTGGACTGGAACGTGCTGCATGGCGATCTCGATTGGCATCGGGCCTGACGCAGCAAGCTCCTCGCAGTCCATGCAAACCAGATCGTCCTTTGCTGAAACAACGATCACCAGTTCACCGGGTTGGCGCGTTCCGAAATCCCTAACCTCGCGCTGTCCACTGAGCGTGTCGGCGTTCTCATTCAGCAAACGTTGATCGACGCTCACCTCGTAGTTTAGACGCCCGCGCGAGGCCCGCGTGACCTTGATCAACCCGCGCACCTGTTCGAGCGTGAGCCCGGTTCGCTGCTGAAGTTGCGTTGCGACCATTGCGACCACACCGTCACCGATAGTGTTGACTCCAACAGCAAGCATCGGCTTGGTGATCTTGGATATATCCTCTGCGCGCTTCGCAAACCTCAGCAGCGCAGAGGTATCGACCTTGAGGTTAAGACCCTTCGCCATCCGCTGTGACCTTGTCCTTCTTCTCGATTGTCTCAATCGTCACAACGTTGGTGCGGATCACTTGCTCATCGAGCAGCCCGACATCCTCGTTGCCCTTCATGTCAACGTCGTCGTGGCCGATCTCACGAAGGATCGGTGCTTCGCCGCGCTTGTCGGTGAGATCGTCGCCGTACTGCGTTGCCATCACTTCCATGTCGGATGAAAGCGGAGCAAGGCCGATGGCGCGCAGACCAATCCTGCGAACGCCCAGCTTGGCTTGCAACCGCTCCCAACCCGGCGCAGCGACGCGGCTCACCAACGCTTCGCAGATTTCTGCAGCATGCTCCATGTGCGCCTCCGGATGACGCCCCGCGACATCGATGAACATGCGGATAGGATGATCCATCGGCACCGTGACGCCTGGAGGCAGATCGCCGACCACGTCACAGATCACTGACAGTTGGCGCGCGGCCCATCTGCGGTCGCGATCAGACGATGCGCCCCGCTGCCCGGTGACGCGCATCACCCGCATCACGAAGCCCTTGAGCAATTCCGTCCACTCGTTTTGTGGATCGCCGAACAGCGCCGCGAAAACCTGATCCTCGACCATGTCGAGGGCGATCTCCATGCCCTCGTCGGTCAGTGGGATTTTGATTTCCGACTCGCCTTCCTTGCCTTCGATCTTGGAAGCGACGCCGATCTCCAGCACCAGATTTAGTTCGCGCTGCACGGTGTACAGGTCAGTACCCTCTACATCGGTGCGGTTGTCGGCGTCCGTGAACACCACGATGTAGGGCTTGGCCTCCTCGTTCAGTCCGAGCGTCTGCCCCAGCGGCGTGTTGTCGGAATCGAAAACCCGATCATCGGCCCACGTCGTTCCGCGCAGCGCCGCCACCGCCGTCATCCGCGTGAGCATACGGATGATGCTCATGGAGCCAGCCACGCATCACGGCCTGCCACTTCCATCGAAAGGGTCCGAACCATTGTTCCTCGCCGCTAGTGAAATAACTGACCCACCAACCACGGCAGGTCAGGAGATATTGCTTGGGCCTCATTCGTCTTCGATCACCTTCACCAAATGCACATCAGGACGCCCACCGGGTTCTGGGTGGATGAACGTCACCTCGTGCGTCTCGCCGCGCTCAGGGAAAAACACCCTGTCACCCTTGCGCAGCTTAATCTGCAGAATCGGTTCTTCACGGATCGATAGCGAAGTATCCACCGTTGCTTGCGTGTGCATCGCGCCGCCGCCGGTCTGCTCGACCGCGCCGCGCGACTGGTCGAAGATGCCGCGCGCGATCAGTTGCGTTCGCGTTTCATCAGGCACCGACGCACGGTAGCCGCCGCTCGTCGTCTTCATCGGCTTCAGCACCACCGGCTCGCCGAACACGCGGTCGATCTCATCGTCAATCGGGACGAGGTCGCCGGGTATCGTGCGCGTGCTGCGCTTGGCCATCATGTCCACACAAGGAGAAGAACTGCAGCGAGGACAAGAGCAAACAGCAAAGCGAGAAGCCACTTCTGGTTCAGGAGGTCTTTAATCATCAGCCATGCTCAATTGTTGCGCTGACAATCGTCACCTGCCTGCCGACCTCCAGGTCAACGTTGTCGAGAACGATCTCGTAGTCGTGGATGCCGTCCTCCGTCAGATCGACGCCGATGCTCATTTCGTCGATCACCAGCGTGCCGCTGCCGTCGCTGATCGTGCCGATCTCGGCCTTGCCAGCGATGGCCACGAACGCCGTCGTCGGCGCGCACAATTGCAGATCGTCTCCGACCAGATAGAACGATGGCCGCGTCATCACCAGCGTCGCAAGCACCACGCGGTTGGCATCGCGTAGCTCGATAGAGCCAGGACCATTGCCGCCATCGATGGACTCGAGGACGGCCTTCATCCGCAAGCGTTTAACGTTGAGGGTGTATTCCATTTAGATCACCGCGATGTGTGCAACGTTTCGCCTGCGATAGGCCAGATACATCTGCCCGTAGGGTGTGGCTTCCCAGAACTCCTCGGATGATCCTGAAGCGCCGCCGCCGGATTGCTTTTGTGAGTCAGTGCCAACGCGCTCGTAGGAAACCTGACGATCACGAAACCGAACCGACTTGACCCATATTTTTCCGACCTCTGGATCAACAACGCCGCCGCCACCGCCTGCTTCCCCTTCACCGCTGATCTCACCACCGCTCGCCTGATCGTGCAGCGAGAGGAAGTGAGCAGCCGCGTACATGGACGCGACCTTCGCGTCGCGCGGGTACCAGAACGTATCGACCCACTCCATCGCGATGTCGAGATAGACCTGGATGTGTGCGTCATCTACGTCGCTGAACTCCGGGAACATGGCCCGAAATTCAGCGACGGTTGGCGGCAGCGTCGTGGTGATCGCCATCGTCGTCACGCCTTCTTTTTGGCGACATCCCTATCGTCGTGCTTCGCTTCGGCCTTCTTTGCCTCGGCCTCGGCCTTCTTTGCCTCGGCCTCGCGCTGCTCTTTCGCCGTCGCCAGCTTCACGCCACCAGCACTGCCGCTCAACTCGAACGACGGCACATCCTCGGTGTCGAGAAGCTCCTTCAGCTTGTTGAAGTCCGCCTCACTGAGGTTGAACTCCCTCTCCTCGCCGGGCTGGACGACGACCTGATTGCCATCATCCATGATGAAGCCGCGCGGCTGGTTGCCGGTATTCTTAACCTTGGCCATCAGGCCCTCCTGTTATAATTCCAGTTATATTTCGCGATGGGTTTTTAGTTCGACGGCGATCAGACGCCGTCGAGGTAGCGCATCGCGGCTGGCATCCTGATCTCGACGCCGCCGACCCGGAAGATGCCGGGGACATCGAACACCAGCGGGCCACGCTGCCAGACTGGCAGGAAGCGGTGCCGCATCGGAATCCACATCTTCAGCACCGACGGATCGCGGCGGTAAGCCACCATGCGCGAAATTCCGCCCAGCCCAGCCGTCTCCAACCCGCGCACGCCAGCGAGGGTGATGGGGCGTCCGGTCTGCACCGTCAGCACGTTGTACTTCTTGATCCAGTCGAGCAGCGTGATCGGCTGG